GGCCGCACAGTTCAGCCTGGCGCTCGCAGGCGGTCATTTGGTCGGGAGGGAGTGGGTTCGGGCGTTTCATGTCTCGGTAGCCGTGTTCGGTGGTGTCGTTACCGATCAAAAGCCACCCAGCCGCCCCGGACGGGACATCTCAGCTGAACGAGATGAGGGAATGCGAACAGGAAGGGAACATCAGGGCTTGCCGATCACGGATTTGTCCATGATTATCGGGGGTTGAATCAATCGAGAGCAGTTGTTCATTGAGGTGAGTTCATGGCGCGCAAAGCATCCCCGATCGGTCCGCATGTTCTGGCGCTGATCGAGGATGCGCGCGTCGACCTCGCCCGGGCTGCCCTCGCGGTGCGCGAGGGCGACAACGAGCCGGATTTCAAGCTGCCCGAGGACGTTCCCGACCTCGCCGACGAAGAAGGAGTCGAGGCGTTTCGGCAAGCGCTTGTCGAGACGCTGTCGGACTTTGACCGCGATGACCTGCGACCTGCGGAACAGAGATCACGAAGGATCCGGGCCCTCGCCGAGAAAAAGGGCGTCACCTCGCTCACCACCATTGTCGAGCAACAGCTCGACAACACCCGGTCGCAGGAGTTTCACCGACAACCGGATGAACTGTGCAGAAGCATCTGGGCCTATATCCATGAACGCGAAACCTTCGAGGATGCGGAGAGCTTTCACTTCGCCCGACAGTTCCGCGACCACGGCAAGCTCTACGACGCCTTCGAGGTTGAACTGGAGAACCAGGTAGCCCTCGACGCGGCGGCCATCGACGAAAAGGCGCTGGCGTCCAAGATCAAGGGCATGCTCGAGCTGAAGCCCGAGATATCCTGCACGGTCAAGGCGCTCGATCTGCCTGCCACCGATACGCACCCTGCGTCCATCATGCTGATCGTCCGGCATGGTGGCCCGCTTTCGAGCGTCTACGATCACCGGCAAGACGGACGGCGGGGAACCATCTACTACCGCCCGCCGAACGAGGCGACGCTGATCTACACGCCCTCGATGCGGCAGATCGAGGTTTGCGCGGACAGCCCCGTGGTGCGCCAGACGGTCAGCGACTCCTTCGCCGAAGTTGCGCTCGGTCACGACATCTCCCAGAAGCCGCTGACTTGGAAGCGCTATAATCTCTCGCGCTTCCGCTCTTCGCTTCTCCTGCAGCCCCCTGAGATCGAAGGGTACGCGTTCGAGTTCGCGCGCGTCATCGAAGCCGAGATCCGGCTGGGAACCTGGCGCCGCAAGCTTCAGCTCAAGGTGACGGTCGACGATGACATCCAGGAGGTTGCCGACCGATATCTCGGGGCGCGGAACATCTTTCGGCGCGCCGAAGCGTTCAGCCGGATCACGATCGCGGTGGCCTACAACATGATCGGCGACGACAAGCAGCGGACGCTCAATATCACGATTGCGGGCACGAAGAGCTGCAACCTGCAGAGCAAGCCCGATCCGGAGGAACGCAGCCTCGGCTTCGCGCTGCTCAAGGAATGGGGAATCCTGAGCGCGTTCAGGCAAATCGCGCATGATGACCTTCGCGCGATATTTCCCCAGCTTGTTCAACTCCACGATCGCATCGAGGACGAGGTCAGCGGAAGTTATCTGCTGGAACTCGGGCTTGGCCCGAAGCGTCTCATCGAAGGCGGCCTGCTCGAGCGCCGCGACCGTCAGGACGTGGTTCTCATCGAGGACGACGACGTCGACGGGGAAGGCGCCGTCAAGCCGTCGGCGACCGAAGGCATGATCCACGCTGTCGGTCCTTTCGGCGAAGATGTCGGCAAGCGCCCCGCGTCGGATGTCGAGATGTTCGCGGTCAACGCTCAATGGCTTCACGAGACGCTCATGCGCCTGATGAAGCCGCTGCTGAGCAAGCGGGCGGCGCAGATCCTAGACCCGGACCTGACCCTCGTCGGCGCGATCCAGATCGATGAGGCAGATGTGCCCGTCTATTTCGCCCGACGGCTCAATGATCCCAAAGCGGCGCAGAGACTGGATCTGATGTTGCGCGCGCGGGGCACCGCTGGGGTGGGCATCGTCTTCGCCGCGAGCGAGGAGATGCCGTCACATCTTGGGCCTAACGTCGTCATGCCGCTGCTGTCCCATCTCGCATCGGCGGACGAGGAAATGCTGTTCGCGCGCGACGGAATAGAACTCGCGTACCGCGACGGTCTTTCACTCGCACGCGGGGGCGTTTCCCCGCGGGTGGTTCGGACAGGTAAGCAGTCCGGCACGCTGTTCATTCCTGGCAGGGAGCCGCTTCACCTCGCTGGGAACGATCAACTTACGATCTTCGAGCGCCTGGTGGTCGCAGCCGCGAAAGGCAGTCCCGACGTTCAGGTAAAGGCGCTGATGGAAGGCTTCGAGTCCAGAAGCCCCCAGCAGGCGTTCCGGAAGGAGACCTGGGACAGCATCCGGGACGTCTATATCGGCAAGGGTGCGAAGAACGGATATTGGCGACTGCTACTCACTGCGCAGCCGACCGAAGCCGTGGCCGAGCCAGCCGAGGAAGCGACCGTCTAACAGCGGTCTAACATGCGGCGGGAGACGGTCTAACAAACCGCTGATTACTGGAAGGGCTCCACATAGAGGAGCACTTCCATGCCGACTCCCTTCCCCCCGCGCCAGGCAGCCCCGACGAGCTGGTCCGGCGCCGCGAAGACCAAGCCCACCACCCACAACTCGGAATGGCGCTGCACGCGCTGTGACAAGCTGCTCGGCGTCTGCCGGGACGGCCGCATGCACCTGCGCTTCGCGCGGGGGCACGAGTATCTCGTGGGCTTTCCGGTTCAGGCCACCTGCCGCGGCTGTGGCACGCTGAACAACGCGACCGCACCCGCGCGCTGACGCGCGCATTCACCCACCCCCCTGAAATCGCAGAGACGCGCGACGTCCTGACCTGGCCACGAGAAGGCGCCGGACGCCTGGCCGCAAGGCAGGCGTCCGATGTCTATCGCGTGGCACGAGATCCGTGATCACCTCATGCAATCTTCCTCCAACCTTCACTTCCAGCGCAGTTTCGACGCCGTCCGGCGTGAACAGGCCGCCCTTTCGGCGTTCCGGGATCCGGCGGCCCTGCTGGACGGGCTGCATCGCACCCCCGGCGATCATGGCCAGAAGAACGTGATCCTCACCGCGCTGGTCAGGGCGGCGCAGGGTGACGGGCCCGCGTCCGACTGTGCCCTGACGCTGCTGTTGCTGGCGCTCTGGCCCGGCCTCGACGCCATCCGTCGCCGGTCGCTCTGGCGCAGGCTCGGCACCGCCGACGAAGTCGCGTCCGACGTACTGGCGCGCACCACCGAAGCGGTCCGCGGCCTCGTCCTCGGGCGCGTCAACTGGATTGCGGCCACGGTGCTGCGCAACGTCGAGCGCGACATGATCCGCGTGCGCCAGCGCGACCAGGCACGCGAACATCTCGCCAGCGGAGCCGACCCCGACGAGGTCGCGGACAGCGGCGACAGTGGGATCGGCGCGGCCGGGTACGCACGGCTGAACGGCGCCGTGCGGAAGCTGCTCGGCGACGACGCCCTGCTGGTGATCCGCGTGGCGATCGAGGGGTTCTCGCAGGCCGAGGTCGCGGTCGAGCTGGGCCTGACCGAGGCCGCCGCCCGCAAGCGGTACCAGCGCGCCATGCGCCGGCTGACCGCCGCCCTCGAGGAAATCCCCTGACCCGATGTCCCGATCCGGTTCCGCCGGTGGCTTTTCCCATTCGAGCGCCGCGAGCGCCTTCCCTCCAACCGAAAGCAGACACGCATGAACCGCACTGCCGATCTGTCGCTCGAGGATTTCAGGCGTCTCCCGGGGCTCTATCGCCGCTGGGAGCTGACCGAGGTCTGCGAGCCCAACCGCAACTATCAGATCGAGGACGCCGGCGCCCATGCCGACGGGACGCCGCTCTTGGCGATCTACGTCGCCGAGCCCGCGCCCGACGTCCGCGAGGCCGCGTGATGCGCCTCCTCGATCACCTCATCTCACGGAGAACCGCCATGCCGGACCAGCCGGACGACATCACCCGTCTTCGCGCGGCGAGCTACGCCCTCGAAGACCTCCCCGAAACCATCGTCTTCCCGCAGCGCCCCGGCGACGAGCCCCGCGAGCCGCTGCCGGTCGTCGAGGCGACCGTCGACGAGATCGCCTTCGCGATCGTGGAGGCGGAGCGCGAGAGCACGGCCGCCTACCGCCGCGCCGATGCGCTGAAGCGGCTCTACAAGCTCGCTCGCGAAGCGGGCTGCGTCGGCGCCGACCGCGCCGCCGCTGCAGTGATGAAGAAGGAGGGCCAGTGATGGCCCTTCCCATCATCGGCGCCGACGAACGGCTCGCGCAGCGAAAGGGCATAAAGGGCGTCATCTTCGGCCGGTCCGGCATCGGCAAGACCAGCCTGCTCTGGACTTTGAACGCCTCGACCACGCTCTTCCTCGATCTCGAGGCTGGCGATCTGGCGGTCGAGGGGCTGGAGATCGACACGCTCCGGCCCCGAACCTGGAAGGAATGCCGCGATTTCGCGGTGTTCATCGGCGGGCCGAACCCGGCGCTGCGCGAGGACCAGCCCTACAGCCAGGCGCATTTCGACGAGGTCTGCGGGCGCTACGGCGATCCGGCGGTGATCGGGAAATACGAGACCGTCTTCATCGACTCGATCACCGTCGCCGGGCGGCTCTGCTTCCAGTGGTGCCGTGGGCAGCCCGAGGCCTTTTCGGAGAAGACCGGCAAGCCCGACATCCGCGGCGCCTACGGGCTGCATGGCCGCGAGATGATCGGCTGGCTGACCCACCTGCAGCACACGCGCGGCAAGCATGTCTGGTTCGTGGGCATCCTCGACGAGCGGCTCGACGATTTCAATCGCAAGGTCTTCCAGCCGCAGATCGACGGCTCGAAGACCGGGCTCGAACTGCCCGGGATCGTCGACCAGGTCATCACCATGGCCGACATCCCGGACCCGGGCGGCAAGCCGCAGCGCGCCTTCGTCTGCCAGACGCTGAACCCTTGGGGCTTTCCGGCCAAGGACCGCTCCGGCCGTCTCGACAGGGTCGAGGCCCCGCATCTCGGCCGGCTGATGGAGAAGATCCAGCGTCCCGCGGCGCCTGCCTCCGAACGCCTGACCTGGCCGCCGGTGACCCCGGCCGATCCCGCGCCCGCGCAGGAGCCCGGACATGGCTGAGCGCCTCTCGCCATGCCCGATGTCCCGATCCGGTTCCGCCGGTGGCTTTTCCCTTCTGACGCCGCTGCGCGTCCCATCCTCCAACTGAAAGGAGCCGCGCAATGTCCGGACCCTGGAACGACTTCAACTCCGCCCAATCCAACACCAACGTCATCCCGAAGGGCACGCTTGCCAAGGTGCGCCTGACCCTCCGCCCGGGCGGTTTCGACGACCCCTCGCAGGGCTGGACCGGCGGCTGGGCGCGCCGCGCCGCCACCGGCGCCGTCTATCTCGATGCCGAATACACGGTGCTCGAAGGGCCCTATGCCCGGCGCAAGGTCTGGTCGCTGATCGGCCTCTACAGCCCGAAGGGCCCGGACTGGGCCAACATGGGGCGCGGCCTGATCCGCGGCATCCTCAATTCGGCGCGCGGCGTGTCGGACAAGGACAACTCGCCCGAGGCGCAGGCCCGCCGCCGCATCAACGGGTTCGGCGATCTCGATGGGGTCGAATTCGTCGCCCGCATCGACATCGGCCAGGACACCAACGGCGAGGACAAGAACGAGATCCGCGCCGCGGTCACCCCCGATCATCGCGACTACGCCGCGCTGATGGGCACGGTCGCGCCGCAGATCGCCGCCGCCCCGGCGCAGGGCCACGCCCCGCAGCAGCCCACCACGGCCACCCAGCCCAGCCAGCCCGCGTCCGCCCCCGGCGCCGCCGGTCGGCCGAGCTGGGCGCAGTAAGGGGGAGACCGGCCATGCGCCTGCGCCCCCGCCAGAAGACCTTCGTCGAGCGCAGCGTGGCTGCGCTCGCTTCCCGCGGCAACACGCTGGGCGTGGCGCCCACCGGTGCGGGCAAGACCATCATGCTCTCGGCGGTCACCGGCGAGATGATCGGCGACGGGGCCAAGGCCTGCGTGCTGGCGCATCGCGACGAGCTGACAGCGCAGAACCGCGCCAAGTTCCAGCGCGTGGTGCCCGGCGTCGCCACATCGGTCATCGACGCCACGGAGAAGTCCTGGGGCGGTCAGGTCGCCTTCGCCATGGTGCCGACGCTGGCGCGGGCTTCGAACCTCGCGGACATGCCGCGTCTCGACCTGCTGGTCGTAGATGAGGCGCACCATGCCGTCGCCGACAGCTATCGCCGCATCATCGACCGGGTGCGCGAGGCCAATCCCGACGCCCGGATCTTCGGGGTCACGGCGACGCCGAACCGGGGCGACAGGAAGGGCCTGCGCGAGGTTTTCGACAATGTCGCCGATCAGGTGCGGCTGGGCGAGCTGATCGCCTCGGGCCACCTGGTGCCGCCGCGCACCTTCGTCATCGATGTCGGTGTCCAGGACGAGTTGCGATCCGTCCGCAAGACCATGTCGGATTTCGACATGGCGGAGGTCGCGGGCATCATGGACCGCGCCCCCGTCACCGACGAGGTGATCCGCCACTGGAAGGAGAAGGCAGGCGACCGGCAGACCGTGGTGTTCTGCTCCACCGTCGCGCACGCCGAGCACGTCACCGACGCCTTCAGGGCGGCGGGCGTTTCCGCCGCGCTGATCCATGGCGACCTGGCGGCCGAGACCCGCAAGGCGATCCTCGCCGACTACGCGGCGGGCAGCATCCGCGTCGTCGTCAACGTGGCGGTGCTGACCGAGGGCTGGGACCATCCGCCCACCTCCTGCGTCGTGCTGCTGCGCCCCAGCTCCTACAAGTCCACCATGATCCAGATGGTCGGGCGCGGGCTGCGCACCGTCGATCCCGAGGAACACCCCGGCATCGTCAAGACCGACTGCGTCGTGCTGGATTTCGGGACGTCGAGCTTGATCCACGGCACGCTGGAACAGGATGTCGATCTCGACGGTAAGACCGAGGCTGGTGAAGCCCCGACGAAATCCTGCCCCGGCTGCGGCGCCGATATCCCGCTGGCCGCCACCGAATGCCCGCTCTGCGGCGAGGCGTTTCCGCGCGAGGAAGAAGAGGCCGGGGAAGGCGGCGGTGCCGCGCCGTTGTCGGGCTTCATGATGACCGAGATCGACCTGCTGAAGCGGTCCAGCTTCGCTTGGGTCGACCTTTACGGCACGGACGACGCGCTGATGGCCACGGGCTTCGCGGCCTGGGGCGGCATCTTCTGGCTGGACGGGGTCTGGTACGCCATCGGCGGGGCGAAGGGCGAGCGACCGCATCTGCTGGGTGTCGGTGAGCGCACCGTCTGCCTCGCGCAGGCCGACGACTGGCTGAACACCCACGAGACCGACGAAAGCGCCTTCAAGACGCGCTCCTGGCTGCGCCAGCCGCCGACCGAAAAGCAGCTGCAGTACCTGCCGCCCGAGTGCCGCCATGACTTCGGCCTGACGCGCTACCGCGCCTCGGCGCTGATGACCTTCGGCTTCAACAAGCGCGCCATTCGCCAGCTGATCGACACGGCGGCCTCTCCCGAGCGGAGGGCGGCATGACCCATGTCCACATCCAACCCCATCCCGGCCGAGGACCGGCGGCGGCTCTGGCATCCGCGTGGAACGCTCTGTGCTGTCTGCCGGCAACCCACCCGTGGCTTTGGCTGGTTCGATCCGCACCGGTCGAAGCGGCCCCGGCCCTCGGTCTGGTTCTGCTCGATGCCCTGCCAGTCCTTCTGGACGCGCTTGGCCAGGGAGCGTTTCGCCATGGTTGACCTGACCGAGGAAGAGCGCGCCGCGATCACCGCCACCATGAAGCGCGTGGCGCTGCTGATGGACGAGATCGGCTGGGCCACCCCGCTCGGCGAACTGACCGAGGCGCAGGTGCGCGCGCTGATCGAGGAAGCCGTCGAGGGCTTCCGCGAGGCCATGTCCGACATCGCCCGGGCGCAGACGCCGGAGGTACCGTTCTGATGAAAACGTGCAGCAAATGCAGCAAAAAGAAGCCGGCGGTGGAGTTTGGCGTGCGGCGCCGGAGCCCCGATGGCCTACAGGCTTGGTGCCGGGATTGCCGCCGGGAATACCAGCGCGCCTATGCGCAGAACTTCCGCGATCCCGAAAAACATCGGGAGGCGCAGCGCCGCTATCGGCTGCGTCACGCCGAGAAACATCGGGCCCACAGCATCGTCAGGCGTGCCGTTAAGGCTTGTCGGATCGTCGTCCCGGTCTGGTGTCAGCGATGTGGCTGCGTGACCGACCTCGAAGCGCATCACCACGACTATGACGCGCCGCTCTCGGTCGAATGGCTCTGCTCGACCTGCCACGGGCTCGCCCACCGCAGCTACGAGGGAGGCCAGCATGCTGGACTATAACCGCCGCCCCAGCTTCGCCGACCGGGTCAACGCCGCCGTCGACCACGCGCTCACCGCCGATCAGGCGACGCGGCCGCCCCGCGACTATCTCGGCGGCTCGCGCCTCGGCCATGCCTGCGAGCGGGCGCTGCAGTTCGAGTTCACCGCGACGCCGAAGGACGAGGGCCAGGACTTCTCGGGCCAATCGCTGCGCATCTTCGCCATCGGCCACGCGCTCGAGGATCTGGCGGTCGCCTGGCTGCGCGGCGCCGGGTTCGATCTCTACACCCGCAAGGGCAACCGCCCAGATGGCGGCCAGTTCGGCTTCTCCGTCGCGGGCGGACGCATCCGCGGTCATGTCGACGGCATCATCGCCGCCGGGCCCGAAGGCTTCGGTCTCGCCGTTCCCGCGCTCTGGGAATGCAAGACCATGAACGCCAAGAACTGGCGCGCCTGCGTCAAAAACGGAGTGACCAAGTCGAAGCCGGTCTATGCCGCCCAGATCGCGGTCTATCAGGCCTACATGGAAGGGACGGTCCCCGGCATCTCGGCCACGCCCGCCGTGTTCACCGCGATCAACAAGGATACCGCCGAGCTTCACCATGAGCTGGTGCCCTTCGACGCCGATCTCGCGCAGCGCATGTCCGACCGGGGCGTGCGGATCCTGCAGGCGACCGATGCGGGCGAGCTTCTGCCACGCGTCGCGACCACGCCCGACTTCTTCGAATGTCGCTTCTGCCCGTGGGCCGAGGGTTGCTGGAGGCTTCCCGCATGAGCGACGACGGGATCCTGCACTTCAACCCGTGGATGGACTTCAACGACGGGCCACCGTCCGAGAACCCGTTCGGCTGCGACCCCGACCCCGGGCAGATCGCCATCTTCCTCGACGCTGTGTTCAGCTGGTGCGAGGGGCTGATCCCGCTCCGCGGTTTCGTTGACAAGGGTCAGGGCCTGGACGGCAAGCCGCACAACATCTGGATTCCGGCCGACGACACCGCGCCGAGGAAACTCGCGACCTTCGCCGCATGGGCGAACCGCGAGGGCGCGGCCGTTTATGTCATCCCCGGCACGGTCGAGGAACAGGGCCAGGCCCGCGCCGCCGACGTGCTGCAGATGCAGGCCATCGTCGTCGACCTCGATGCGGGCGACATCCCGGCCAAGCTGGATCATGTCACCCGCCACCTCGGCCCGCCAACGCTCATCATCGAAAGCGGCGGGCGTACACCCGAGGGTGCGGCCAAGCTCCATGTCTGGTGGAAACTGACCGAACCGGCCGAGGGAGAGGATCTGGCCACCTTGTGCCGCCTGCGGGGCGAGATCGCGGTGAAGGTCGGCGGCGACACGCATTTCCGCTCGGCGCACCAGCCGATCCGGGTGCCGGGCACCGTCTATCACAAGCACGGCCACCAGCGCCTCGTGCAGATCCGGGAACATCGCACGGCCGAGGTGGACCTCGCGGATTTCGCGGAAAAGGTCGCAGACATGCCGCCGCTGCCGGGCGTGGGCTTCGCCAGCGTCGCCACCGCGCCGACCGCGAAGCCAAGCATCGACGCCGTGCTCACCACGCCGGTGCGCGAGGGCGCGATCGACGACTGGTCCCGGTTCCAGGGGGCGAGCGCCGCCATCGGCCATTATGTGCGCCTGGTGCACGAGGGCCGCCTCGACCCCTTCGCGGGCTGGGAAGCGATCTGCGGTTACAACGCCGCCATGCTGCGCCCGTCCTGGCCGCTCGATCGGCTGCAGGCCGAGTCCGAACGGCTCTGGGAGCTGCATGTGAAGCGCAACGGCCCGCCGCTCCTGCGCGCGGCCCACGCGGGTGTCCCGATCAGCCCGCTGCCGACCTTCAGCCTCGGCGCGCTCCTCGACGACACCAGTCCGATGCCCGAGGACATCATCGCGCCCCGGATGCTGACGCCGGGCGGACTGCTGGTGCTGGGCGGTGCGCCCAAGGTCGGCAAGAGCGACCTGCTGATCTCCTGGCTTGTCCACATGGCTGCCGGTGTGCCGTTCCTCGGCTTCACGCCGCCACGGCCGCTGCGGATCTTCTACCTGCAGGCCGAGATCCAGTATCACTATCTGCGCGAGCGGCTGAAGCAGATCGCCCTGCCGCCCGACGTGCTGGCCGCCGCGCGCGACACCTTCGTCGCCACACCCAAGCTGAGAATGCTGCTCGACAACGAGGGCAGCGTGCGGGTTGCCCGTGCGATCCGGACGGCATTCCCGGATGCGCCGCCCGACATCCTCTGCGTCGACCCGATCCGCAATCTCTTCGATGGCGGACCCGAGGGGGGCGGCGAGAACGACAACAGCGCCATGATGTTCTTCCTGAAGGACCGGGTGGAACTTCTCCGCGATGCCGTCAATCCGGACGCGGGCGTCATCCTCGCCCACCACACCCGCAAGGCCAGCAAGCACCAGGTCAAGGACGATCCCTTCCTCGCCCTCTCCGGCGCCAGCGCGCTGCGCGGCTTCTACACCTCGGGGCTGCTCATGCACCGGCCCGACG